ATTCCAAAAATTAATCCTGCTATATTGTGTTTCATTAATTATCCGCCTTAGGTTTTAGTGCTTTACTTAAAGGTTGTCTTTCTTTAACTGTCTCTCCACCTATGTTTGCAGTGGTTGTGTTATTAATAAATGTTCCTTTTTGGTTATTTCTTGTATCTGTGTTTGTCATTGTTAATCTAACGGCATCTTCCATCTTGGTCCAACGTTGTCCATCAAATCTAAATAATCTATTAGGCATAAAGTCTGTCCTTAAAAAATAATCTCCTTTGATCTGTGTAGTTGGAAAACCTGAACCATGTCCAAACGATTCACCATTTGGTGCAATACCATCTCCTAACAAGTATCCGCTGTAACCACTTCTTTCTGGTGTTTGGTTAACTCTGTCAGCTAACATATTTGACGTAGAAGTGTCTAATGTATTAATATCAGTCGTTACAAGTTCTGGCTTACCAAATTGATCAACTTGTAATGTATAAAATTGTTTTGTATTGTATCCTGATTTAGGTGCATCAGCTTCTGCCTGTTGTAACACAGCATTATTAATTTGCATCTCAGTTTCGTAAGTTGAAAGAACATCACGTAGTGTTTTAGAACTTCCTTCTTCTGATGGTAAATCAAGTATTTCTTTAAATTCTTGTGAATCAACTATTTGTTTCATCTTTATTCTATAAAGATGTGGATACCAACTTTGTGAAAATCCTTCTGCCGCTCTGTTTACATCTTCAACAACATAGAATCTTTTTAGTGCAACTGTATGATCGTTTAGTGCGTACTCATCTTTTAAGTGTGGTAGTTCTATTACATCACCTGACATAATTTTTCTACCCAATGTTTTTACACTAGAGTTGATAGGAACTGTCATGAACAAAGTATCGTTCTGTAAAAACAGTCCAAATTGACTCATGTCAAAGTCAACATCTTGCACATTGTAAATACCACGCATCACGTAGATATCTGGATCATATTTTCTATCACGATTTTCAAGGAATAACATATCTTGTATGTTGGTTTCTTTTACAGCATTATACCTTGGTTTTGCCGGAGTGGCATCAGCTTCGTCTGGATTGACTGGTCCAAGATATTTGTGTACAAAGACATCCGTACCACCTACAGTAAACATTTCCGTGATGGTTTTGTCTAGAAAATCATAGTCGTTGCCCTTTTCGGGCTTGTATAAACTCAGTCTTGGCATAACATTAGTATTTATCGAACGTATAAATACATATGGAGACGTAAGAATATGGCTACTACAACCACACAAAAACAAGAAGTATTTGATTATGTAAACCTATCGCTAGGCGGAGGTATGATCGATGTTGAGCTTGATCAAGCTCATTATGAAGAAGCATTGAAAAAAGCATTTGCAAAATTCAGGCAAAGATCAGACAATTCAGTCGAAGAATCATACTTGTTTTTGCCCACTGTAATCGATCAGAACACATACACATTACCAGAAGAAGTAATAGAAGTAAGAAAGATATTCAGAAGAAGTATAGGTTCAAGAACAGGTGGAGGAGATGGTGGTACATTATTTGAACCTTTTAATTTAGCATACACAAACACCTATCTATTAGCAAGTACTAACATGGGTGGACTTGCAACTTATAATGCTTTTGCACAATATCAAGAATTAGTTGGAAGAATGTTTGGATCATTTATTGAATTCAAATGGAACACTACAACAAAAGAACTTGTTATTTTACAAAGACCAAGAGCAGAAGAAGAATTGCTTTTGTATGCTTACAATTTTAGACCAGATTCAGAATTACTCAAAGATTATCTTGCAAGTCAATGGATCAAAGATTATACATTAGCAGTTTGTAAATATATGCTAGGTGAAGCAAGATCAAAATTTGCCACTATTGCAGGACCACAGGGTGGATCTACACTTAATGGTGACGCTTTAAAATCAGAAGCCCAAGCTGAAATGGAAAAACTAGAAACAGATGTAATGAATCAAGTTGCAGGTGGCGTGGGTTACAGTTTCACAATTGGTTAATAACCACTTGACAATCACATAAATTTATATTAGTATATAAGAATAACACTAACGAAAGGAACTTTCAGAATGAAAGTCTTAGCACTATTATCATTGGTAATTGGACTACTCGCAGGTTGCAGTATTCCAAAAAATCCAAGCATCAGCTTTGGCAAGAAGTGTGCAGAGAGTGATGGTCAAATCACATACTCATATCTTTGGGTATATGATAAAGAAGTTGGCTTAAAAGCTAATGAAGAAGACTGTAAAAAAATTCAGAAGGACTAAACTATGATAATTGGAATATGTGGTTTAATAGGTAGTGGCAAAGACACTATTGCAGATTACTTAATTAGAAAACATGATTTCAACAAAATTAGTTTTGCTGATAAATTGAAGGACTCAGTAGCCGTTATGTTTGACTGGGATCGTGAATTGCTTGATGGCAAGACCGACGAAAGTAGAGCATGGCGGGAAGAACGTGATGATTACTGGAGTCAAGAAACCGGAGAAGCCATTACTCCGAGACTTGTACTACAACTATTTGGTACAGAGTGTATGCGTGATGGCTTCTATGATGGTATATGGGTAAGTCTAACCAAGAAGAAAATACTAGACAATCCAGATCAACACTTTGTTATTCCAGATGTACGTTTTCCTAATGAAGCAAAAATGATCCACAGCATTGGTGGTCAAGTGTGGAGAGTAAAACGTGGTGATGATCCAGCTTGGTTTACTGACTGGATTGAGTATGGAATAGAGCCTAAGGACGTACACCCTTCAGAATGGGCTTGGGCAAAGACTAAATTTAATAGCACAGTTGATAACAACGGCACAGTAGAAGATCTTACAAATCAGGTACAAGATCTCCTTGTTTCCATCTAATACCTTCCTTATACAAAATTTTGCTACAATTAGAACATATTGTTTTTAGATTGCTATATCTAACATTATTAAGATCTCCGTCAACATAGTAAACTGCAAACTGCTCTTTATGTTTGCTTTTATACCCACACTTATCGCAAACGCCTTTTTGTTCATAACCTGCTTGTTTCCATTTAGGTACACCATGTACCGGCTTGCCATATCGAGTGCATGACTCACACTTACTTCTATAGTAAGGCTTGCCTTTTTTATAGTAATTAATAGCGACAGGTCTCTGTCCACAAGCACATAAAGGTCTCATAAATGTATTTACCTGCCCTTTTGCCTCCCTTTTTCAACGTACTTTTTGGGTTGAATTCTGTCTTTTCGCATAAATAATAGTAACACAATGCTAACAGGAGAAATAAAATGGCTTTAGTATCACCAGGAGTTGAGGTAAAGGTAATAGACGAATCCTTTTACACCCCAGCAGAGCCAGGTACAGTACCAATGATATTTGTTGTATCTGCTCAAGACAAACAAAACGCGGCAGGCACAGGAACCGCTACAGGAACTACAAGTGCTAACGCAGGAAAACCTTTCTTGATTACATCACAGAGAGAACTAACAGATCTTTTCGGAGATCCAACATTCTATACAGATTCAAACAACAATGCTTTACACGGCAATGAATTAAATGAGTACGGATTACAAGCGGCTTACTCATACTTAGGCGTGGCAAACAGAGCATTTGTTACAAGAGCAAATTTAAACACAACTGAGTTACTTGCAAGTGCAACTGCTCCAGCGGCTAATCCAGCTGATGGAACTTATTGGTTTGACACAGTAAATTCAGTATTCGGAATATTTGAATGGAACGGCGCGGCTCAGACTGTTACTGGTGGACAGTCTTTCACAAACAAAGTTCCATTAGTAATCACAGATACTACAAAAGTAACTGGCGGAGTACCTAAAACTTCTGTTGGCGCAGTAGGTGACTATGCCATTGTTGCTACTACAACACTGAACAAGTATTTTTACAAAAATGCTTCAGGGGCTTGGGTACAATTAGGATCTAGTGATTGGGTAGGTTCATGGGCAACTGTAACAGGAACAGAAAGCAATCCAACTATCACAAATAGTGCAACAATGGATCTTAACGGAACTATTGTTACATCAGGTGGTACTGCATTGTCAGATGTTGTAACTGCAATTAACGGTGCAGGTGTGGCAGGCGTAAGTTCAGCAGTTGTTGACGGAAAACTAGAAATTTATTCAACTGGCGTTGACATTGTATTAGGTGCAAACGGAAGTACACTATTAACTGAAATAGGTATTGCGGCAGGAACTTACAAAGCTCCAGCTTTAAGTATTGCTCCACATACATCAGTTCCAGCTTACAAGTCAACTGACACAGCACCAAGACCAACTGGTTCTTTATGGATTAAAACTACAGAGCCAAACTTAGGTGCAAAATGGTCAGTTAAGAAGTTCAATGGAACTACAAAACTTTGGGAAACTGTTGCGGCACCAATTTATACAACTAACCAAGCGGCACTATTCAACCTTGATAAAACAGGTGGTGGTATTAACTTGGCAGTTGGTGCATTATACATTAACTATAACAACGCAGAAGTTAGCCCAGAAGTTGCAGACTTTAAAATACACAGACGTCAAAACACAGGTGCAACTACAATTACTTCAAGCATAATTGCGGCACAATTGACAGCAGGTACAAGAGCTTTCAATATGTCAGAAACTATTGTTGGACAAGAGGCTATGAGTGCTTTCAAAACAATTAGTGTAACGACAACAGGTGCTTCAAGTGATGCAGATGTTTGGGCAGGTGCTATTAACTCAGCAGGATTTGTAAACATTGTTGCTGAAGTAGATGCATCAAACAGAGTTGTAATTAAACACAACGATGGTGGTGACATTAGAATTAAAGACACAGGTGGATTATTTACACTTGGTGGATTTAGTGCTTTTGTAAATGCAAACTCAGGAACACCAAACTTATACACAGCACCAACAGGTGACACTAACAGTGATTTTGTTGCAAGTAACTGGCAGGTATTAACTTATACTGCAAGTGCAACGGCTGTAACTGCTCTAACAGAAGACAATAGATTATGGTACAGTTCAGTTGTAGACGAAGTTGACATCATGATACACAATGGTACTACATGGGTAGGATACCAAGATTCAACTAGTCCGTTTTTTGCGGCATCAGACAGTGATAAAACAGACCCAGCAGGTCCAATCGTAAGTGCAACAGAGCCAACTTTACAATCAGATGGCACAGCACTTAAAAATGGCGACATTTGGGTATCAACAGCAGACTTAGAAAACTATCCTAAGATCTACAAATACAACGCAACTACTTTAAAATGGGTGCTTGTTGATAATTCAGATCAAACTACAGAAGATGGTATTTTATTTGCTGACGCAAGATACAATACAGCAGGTGCAAACAGTGGTAACGCAGGAACTATTGCGGCACTACTTTCAAGCAACTTCTTAGATCCAGATGCTCCAGATCCAGCACTATATCCAAAAGGTATGTTGTTATGGAACTTGAGACGTTCAGGATTCAACGTTAAGAAATTTGTAAGAAACAGCATCAACACAGCAGGTAACAATCCAAGATTTGGTTCAGGTAACGGTGAATCAATGGCAGGTTACTATGCACACAGATGGGTAACTGAATCAGCTAACCAGGCAAATGGTGCAGGTTCATTTGGTAGAAAAGCTCAAAGAAAAGTTGTTGTACAAGCATTACAATCACTTGTTAATAGCAACCAAGAAATTAGAGACAACCAGTCAAGAATATTCAACTTATTAGCTTGTCCTGGTTACTCAGAGTTGATTGGTGAGATGGTAACATTAAACAATGATAGAGGAATAACTTGTTTTATCGTTGGTGACTTACCATTTAGATTAACAAGCGATGCAACTACTATCAACAATTATGCAACTAACGTTAACAAAGCAGTTGAAGATAATGATGATGGTTTAGTTACAAGTGATGAGTACATGGGTGTATTTTATCCAAGTTTATTCACAAGCGATAACGCAGGTAAAAACGTTGTTGTTCCAGCATCACATGGTATACTTAGAACGATTGCATTAAGTGATCAAGTTTCGTTTCCATGGTTTGCTCCAGCAGGAACAAGAAGAGGTGGAATAACAAACGCAAGTGCGGCAGGCTTTATAACTGATGAGGGTGAATTTAGTTCAGTAGCATTAAACACAGGACAACGTGATACATTGTACTCGAACAAAATTAATCCGATTACGTTCTTAACTGGTTCAGGTTTAGTTAACTTTGGTCAGAAAACAAGAGCCAAGAATGCTAGTGCGTTGGATAGAATCAACGTAGCAAGATTGGTAATTCACTTAAGATCACAATTAGATAAACTTGCAAAACCATATATCTTTGAACCAAACGATAAGATCACAAGAGATGAAATCAAAGCTCAAGCAGATAGCTTATTACTTGAGTTAGTTGGACAAAGAGCATTATATGACTTCTTAGTTGTGTGTGATGAATCAAACAACACACCATCTAGAATTGATAGAAATGAGCTTTACTTAGATATAGCGATTGAACCAGTGAAAGCAGTGGAGTTTATATTCATTCCATTAAGACTTAAAAACACTGGAGAAATAGCAGGACTATAAAAAGATAAATAGTTTTAACAGGAGATATTAAATGGCAATTTCAACATTAAGCAAAATAACAGTTCCATTGGATAGTTCAGCTTCGGCGGCTAACCAAGGACTATTGATGCCGAAACTCCAGTATCGCTTTAGAGTGAGCTTAGAGAACTTCGGTGTATCAACACCAACAACAGAGTTGACAAAACAAGTTGTTGATGTAACAAGACCAAACGTAAGTTTTGAAGACATAACAGTTGATGTATACAACTCACGTGTGTACCTAGCAGGTAAACATACTTGGGAACCAATTACATTAAACTTAAGAGAAGATGTGTCCAACAATGTACAGAAACTTGTTGGTGAGCAACTTCAGAAACAATTTGATTTCTTTGAACAAAGTTCAGCGGCATCAGGTAGTGATTACAAATTCGTAACAAGAATTGAAATACTAGATGGTGGTAATGGAATAAACGTTGCAAACGTTCTAGAAACTTTTGAATTGTACGGTTGTTACTTACAAAGTGCTAACTACAACACATTAGCATACGCAACTAACGATCCGGTTACAGTTGCATTAGCGATCAAATACGACAATGCAATACAAACACCACAAGGTACAGGAGTAGGTACAGCAGTAGGAAGAACTGTAAATACTTTAATTACAGGTGGTGGATCTACGTAAGATCAAATACAAATATAATATTTCCTGAACATAAAAGGGTGTCTTTAACGGCACCCTTTTTTATTATATGCGTACTTTATTTTTTAGATAAATATTAGTATGGCAAACAAACTTAATGGATTTTTGGATAATGTAGTTAGCGGTGCTTTAAGCCCGAAAGGTAACCTTGGTGACTTTGCACACGCGGCCAGACTGTATGTAGATGACGCTCATAGGTTATCTCCCAAACATAAATTTTTATATCACGTAAGTTTTAATTTAAATCCAGTTGCAGTAAAAATGATTCCTCAGTTGAAAACACCTGAGATCAATATGTTGGTAAAAGCAGTTGACTTGCCTAAGTATGCTATATCAACAACACTTAAAAATCAATACAATAAAAAAGCAAACTTACAAACAAGAATAGATTATGATCCAGTTGCAATAACTTTTCATGATGATAACTTTGGACAAACTACTGCTATGTGGGAAGCCTACTATAGATACTACTACAAAGATGGTAACTATGCTTCTGTAGATGGAACGTCGATGCCTAATACTACCAATGGTGCTTATGCAAGAGGTAACACATATGGTAACGAAACTGTTAACAGTTACAGATACGGTTTAGACAACGATAGTTTTCAACACTTTTTTGAAAGTATACAAATTTATCAAATGTCAAGAAAGAGATATACTTGTTTTACACTTGTTAATCCTATCATTAGTTCTTGGCAACACGATTCATTAGATAACAATTCAAGTGATCCTGTACAAAGTACAATGCAAATTCAATACGAAACTGTTTGGTATGCAAGAGGCGGAGTAACAGAAGGTACTGCACCTAAAACATTTGGTTCAGGCAGTGGTCACTATGACAAGACACCGTCACCTAATTCATTGGCAGGTGGAGGTACATCGAGTTTATTTGGTCAAGGTGGGGTTGCCGCAGGAGCAAGTGATGTGTTTGGTGACATTACAAGTGGACAAGCATTTAGTTCTCCAACAGCATTTTTAGGAACAGTTTTAAAAGCAGGAAGTTTAGTTAAGAACGCAAAAAGTTTATCCAAGGAAGGACTTAAACAAGAAGGCTTTGGTATATTAAAAGATCAAATAGGTAAAGCTGGAGGTATTGACGTAAGTGGTGTTGCCAATACAGCATTTCCTAAAAGTTTAAATGCAAGTAGCTTTAATAATATTACAACAGCAGTTGCAGGCATAACAGCAGGTAAGTCTGTGGTAAGCAGTATCAAAGGTGGTTCATTGACTAGCTTGACATCTTTCATGGACAACAACGCAGGCGCATTAGATGCCTTAACAAAATCCACAACATTTAAAAAAGCACACCTTCAGGGTGGAGGCACACCCAACCCAGATGCGATAACTACTGCATGGAACAATTTATCAAGTGCCGCTAAAGATGGATTCAATAGTGTAACAAAAAGTAATTTAAACACACATAAGAATGATATAGTAACATAGGATTTATTATGGCAAATAACATACCACAAGAAAATACAACACAAAGAAATGTAAAAGAATTTTTTGATGTATATTATTCTGCACCTTTAGAATTTCCTAGCAATGAAGTTGACGCAGTAATAGGATTTTTTGAAAAGCGTGGCTTTGAAAAACTTTCTGCAGACACAATGGCATCAACTTTACTTAGACAAGCAAAGATAGATAATGTTAAAGTTTTTGAATTGCTGGACACACTCAAAGGAATGGAAAACGTTCAGTTGAGTGCAATCGTAACAGAGATTCTAAATTTCAATAGACAAAAAATTAGTTCGTTAGGTTACAAACTAACTCCAACTGACACTAAATTAGAATCCAGAAACATATTGGTATAGTGCCATGGCAAGAAAATTTGCCCAGGGTAGATACAATTTAAAAAATCCTAAAAAATATTTAGGCAACAAAACTCCCCTATTCAGATCTAGTTGGGAATTTGCTTTCATGAAATTTTGTGATGAAAGTCCTAGCATAATGAGATGGTCAAGTGAAGGTGTAAAGATTCCTTATAGAAATCCTTTAACAGGTAAGATGACAATTTACGTTCCTGATTTTCTTATACAATACACAGATGCCAAAGGCAAACAACACGCAGAACTAATAGAAGTAAAGCCTGAAAACCAAATGAAACTACAAGAAGTTGGCAGAGATAGATTTAGACAAGCCCAGTATGTACAGAACATGGCAAAATGGTCTGCCGCTAGAGACTGGTGCAAACGCAAAAAGATCTTTTTTAGGGTCATTACCGAAAAAGACATTTTTCATCAGGGCAAGAGAAAAGGCTGATAAATAATAGTAGCATATAATGGACAACTATAATGACTAAAAAGTTAGAAGAATTGCTGAACTTACCAGACTCTAAGGAGATCATAGAGAAGGATAAGGAAAAAGCCAAAGAACAAGCAGTTGCTGAACAGAAGGAAGATTTTCGCGATATAGCAGAACTTGATAAAATAAGTGCGGCACTACCACAGGTAAAGGGCCTGGGTGAACTAGCAGACAAAGAGCTGAACGAGGTTGCAGACAAGGCCATGACTGCATATGAAGATCTTATGGATTTGGGCATGAACGTTGAATCTAGATATAGCGGACGAGTGTTTGAAGTAGCAGGGCAGATGCTAAAAACTAATCTTGATGCCAAAACAGCTAAATTGGATAAGAAATTAAAGATGGTAGAGCTACAATTACGCAAAGAAAAACAGGATAAAGAAGGTGGACCAGATGGTGATACCATCGTAAATGGCGAAGGATATGTAGTTACTGATCGCAACTCCTTACTTAATAAATTGAAAAACATGGATAAATAAACATATAAGGAAGACTAATGAAACCATTTGTAGAATATCTAACAGAAGCTAAAAAAACTTACAAGTTTAAGTTTGGTGTAGCAGGAGAATTACCAGAGAAGTTTGTAGATACTTGCGAAAGTTGTTTACAAAAATTCGGCTTAATTAACATGACGCCAGGTAAGAAAACTCCTATTCAAGAACGTCCATTAGACTTTCCTAGATTACAAAATGTAGAAACAACTTATTTTGAAGCAGAATTATCTTACCCTACAACCGCTCAAGTGTTAGGTGAATACATTTCACAGGTATCAGGTATTGATCCAGCTTACATTTGTTTGAGAGATGCTGAAGCTCCACAAGAAGAATATCAAGACAAGGAATACAATAAAGTATATGAGCCTAAACTTGGTACTGAAATGGAGTCAGCTGATCCAGAAGCACAAAAAAAGGTAGGCGGTGAAAGAGTTATGGATTTGCTAAAGGAACTTGAAGCTGTACAAAAAGACAGAGACAATGATCCTGGACAAGCGGCAAAACCAGACGCTGAACAAAAACATGATATGGGTGAGCCAGCAACAAAAAGTCCAGTAGGGAGCAAATAATGAAACTAAAAGACATTTACAAAAAAATAGATGCAATGAACGAAGCAGTTAATATGTCTATATCTATGTCAGGTGAAACTGCTGACGATGTTGCAACTTTAATGAAGATGGTGAAAGACGCAGGCGGCAAACCAGAAGTGGTTGCAGATATGCCTAAGATGTCACCAAGAGACGAAATTGAAAAAAGCATCAAGGTAATGGATTTACCTCCAATGCCACCAAAGGGCATGGACGATATGAAATTACGTGCAGGTGTTGATGATGAAGCAAAAGAAGGTGAGTGGGATAATTCACCAGATGAAAAATATCAAGACACAGCACACACGCAAGATGATTTAGCAGGTGGATTAAACAGACAAAAGAAAACTTATCCAAAAGTTGCAGGCGGTGATAACCCAATGGCACTTGAAGATGAAATTAAAGCAGAACTTTCTGCAAAATTAAAAGATGTAATGTCTGAAGCACCAGCTGATAAGAAAGACGAATCAAGTTGCGTAGGCGAAATGAAAAAACTTAACGATAGCGGCTGTACAAAAGAAGCTATGAAGAAAAAAATAACTGCGGCGTATGATGTCGATGATAAAAAATTCGAAAAATTATATGCGGCTCATTGTGCAGGTTAATAGGAGATAGAAAATGGCAGGTGTAACAAGAGTAGTAGGATTAAATGCAACAGCAGGAACACTTTATTCGTTGAATGCAAAATCATATCTCGTAACAATTCAAAATGCTTCCAATTCAAATATTGATTTACGTGCAGAAGATGATGCAGTAGATGAAGCAGTTGAAATGATTGTAAAAGAATTAAATCCTTTGATGTTTATGGTAGCGAATGATAACTCAGGAAAAATTCACGTTATAGCGGACGAACGCAGTAATGCGGCAGATATGCAGGCTAGAATCAGAAATCTAGGCACAGCAGTTGGTCCAAACGATATAGATGTTACAGGTTCAGATGTAGCTGACGGTTCGTCAATTACAGTAGCATAACACTATTTCCTCCCAATTAGTGATAACCAAATAGCACCTTCGGGTGCTATTTTTGTCTATAAATATTATTATGGCAACGAAAAGTTTAGACGGTGTTCTTACTAAAAAAGCACACCAACGTGAAAAGTTCAACGAACAAGAGATCGAAGATCTAAAACATTGTTTAGATCCTGATAAGGGTTATCTATATTTTTGTGAAAAGTTTTTTAACATTCAACACCCTGTTCAAGGAAAAACTTTGTTTAATCCTTTTTCATATCAAAAAAGATTATTAAACAGTTACCATAATCACAGATTTAATATTAATATGTTGCCAAGGCAAAGTGGCAAGACCACAACAGCCGCTGGTTACCTTTTATGGTATGCCATGTTTCATCCAGATCAAACAATACTAATTGCCGCACACAAATACACAGGTGCTCAAGAGATTATGCAACGTATAAGATACGGATACGAACTTTGTCCTGATCATATCAGAGCAGGAGTAACAAACTACAACAAAGGTTCAATGGAATTTGAAAATGGTAGCAGGATAGTAAGTGCTACTACAACAGGTAACACAGGAAGAGGTATGTCGATATCTTTACTTTACTGTGATGAGTTTGCATTTGTTAATCCGAGTATTGCAGATGAATTTTGGACTTCAATATCTCCAACACTAGCAACAGGTGGTCGTGCAATTATTACTTCAACGCCAAACTCAGATGAAGATACGTTTGCAATTATATGGAAGGAATCACAAAACAAATTTGACGATGACGGTAATGAACAATCAATTGGACAAAATGGCTTTCATGGATTTACTGCAAAGTGGGACGAACATCCTGACAGAGATGATGAGTGGGCAAAGACAGAAGTAGGTCGTATAGGTGAAGAAAGATTTAGACGTGAGTACGGTTGTGAGTTTTTAGTCTATGACGAAACACTTATCAACAGTATTAAATTATCCACACTAGAAGGCAGTGACCCAAGTTGGAACATGGGGCAAACTCGTTGGTACGGTAAACCTAAGAGTGATTGCACTTATGTTATTGCCTTAGATCCGTCAATGGGAACAGGTGGAGACTATGCCGCCATACAAGTTTTTGAATTGCCTAGTTACAAACAAATAGCAGAATGGAGACACAACACAACTCCTATTCCATCACAGATAAGAATTTTAAAAGACATTAGTGTTTACATCAGAGATGAATGTCAAAATGATGGACAAAACATTTATTGGTCAGTTGAAAACAATTCAATAGGTGAAGGAGCATTAATAGTAATTAGAGATATGGGCGAAGAAAATATACCAGGTATGTGTGTTTCTGAACCTATGAGAAAGGGCAGAGTCCGTAAATTTAGAAAAGGATTTAACACAACACACAGCACCAAAATTAGTGCTTGTACAAGATTAAAGAACATGGTTGAAACTGACAGGCTAAAGATCAACAGCAAGATTCTAGTAAGCGAACTCAAGGCATTTGTTGCAAGTGGCAGTAGCTACAAAGCTAAACCAGGAGAAACAGATGACCTTGTAAGTGCTTGTTTATTAAGTATGCGTATCATGGCTGTGCTGAAAGACTGGGATCCTAGAGTGTATGAAACGTTTAATCAGGCGGATACAGAGGAGGATATCACACCTCCAATGCCTATCTTCGTTTCAACGAATGTTAGATAAATATTATTATGAGCAATATGGACAACATATCAGAACAGTTATTTGCTAAGATCAGAGGTAGATTTCCTGCTGTGACCATAGGTGATGAACAAGGTTTAGTCACTGACGATCCTAAAGCAGGGCGTTACTTTGATTTTGACTACATAGTAGGTGAAGATATTCTGGGTAGAGTAAGTATTTCATTGACAGAAAAAGAAATTGCTGTAATGTACAACACAAACTTTATTGCAGATCAACCAGATGGTATCAAGTCAGAATGGTATGATTTCTTAAAAGAAATGAGAATGTTTTCAAAAAGAAATATGCTAAACTTTGATACTAGAGATATTAATAAGTCCAATCTTGATAAAAGAGATTATGCACATTTAACTAAAACTGCCGGAGATAAACCAATGAGTGAAACAAAAATGTACGGCACTAGTAGAACTAGTTATGAAGATATAGACAAGGCAAGACTTGTTTTAAAACACAGACAACCTGTTAACGCAGAAGTTCCTGGTGCAAGAACACAACACGTAGAAGCAATTTATATAGAATCAGAAAATGGAGAAAGATACAAGTATCCAATGAGACACCTTAACGGTGCAAGAGCATTGGCACAACACGTAAGCAACGGTGGAAACTTGTATGATGACTTTGGTAAGCATATCGTATCACTCAGCGAAGAGCTTGGCAAGTTAAAACAATTCAAAACTTACATTAACAGATCGGCAGTGATGGCAGAAGGCCTTAAAGGCTACATGGACATGGTTAATGAAAGAATTGACACAATTAAAACTGAAGTAATGAAATTACAAAGAGCAAATTACTATGCAGAAACAATCAAAGACTTTGCTCCAATGGTAATGGAAGAAGTACCAGAAGATTTACAAAACAGTTGGATCGATGAATTAACAATTAGAACTTTCAATGAAGAATTGAAATCTGTATTTCCATACATCAACAGACTTGTAAAAGAAAAACAAAAAGTAAAAGAAATGGGTCCAGCAGATTTTTTAGGTGAAGAAAAAACAGAAGAACTGAAAAGTTGGTATGAAAAATACAAACAATACCAAAGTGCTGATGCCGATAATTTAGCAGACGGTATGTTTAAGTTTCATTTAGATTCTGGTGTTGACCTTGATACTGTTGAAAAAGGTGAATACGAAGCACTTGTTAAAAAACATGGCGAAGATAAAGTTTCAGGAAACGCATTAAAGTATATAGATGAAATGCCTATTACCAATGCCATGCTTGATGACTTTCAAAAAATCATGGGTAGTGTTGATGAGGAAACAGTTGAAAAAGCCTCCGATATGCTAGACAATACAAATGAAGTTTCAGATATGGGCATGAACAAATATGGACTTGCCGCAAAACACAAAGATGGAAAATTTTATTCATTTAGAAACGGCAAGATGACAGGCGGCCCTTTTGATTCAATTGAAGAATTACAAAAACATCAAATGGAACTGATACAAGATGAAGCAAGTGGTCCAGAAGGCAGTGAACCACACGCACATAGAATAGACATTGAAGGCGACTATGATGAAGACAGAGGCATTTCAGAAAAAGATTGTGAAGAAATGAAATATGCTTGTGCCAAAGCAGGTATCAACTGTGAATGTGAGCCAGACGAAATGCGTCAAGGTGGTGTAATCATTCATACTATGTCACCACGTGATGCAGTATTAGATGCACTAGACAAAGCAGGTTATACAGTGAACGAAGGTACCTTAACTCCAGAAGAGGACTTTGAACAAGCACTAGACAATGTAGTAGGAGAAGGCAACGATGCATTAGTAAACGGCAGTGGCAAAGACCAAGAAGCCGCGATTGAAAAACTAAATGGCTTAATGGGTCAGCATTTTCCAGCAGGTATAAATGGAACCAATGCTATACAAAGTTTAAAGGGTGTCATAGACGACCCGATGTTACTTGATATGTTTAGAAAAGTCGGAGAAAAAGATTCTGATCAATGTATTAGACCATTGATAATGAAATATGTCAAAGCAAAAGCACCAGCGATTATGTCGCAAATTGATACTGGTGACATGAAAGAAGGCATCAAGGATAAAGACGATTACATGGCCAAGAAAAAGGCTCTACAAGATATCCAAATGGATCCAAACACTTCAAAAGACGAAAAGCTAAAAAAAGAGCTTATGCGTAGAAAAGCAGAATTGGACGATGAAGCAAAAGAAAAAGGCTACAAAGAAGATGATGACACAATTGATGTCAAAATGAATCCGGACGGTAGCATTGAAAAGGCAAAAGAAGACAACAGATCACCTGGAGAAAGATTAGAAGAACTTGTTAAATCATATTACGATTACACAACTAACAAGTTTCCAAAAGGTGAAACAGCGGTAGTTACAGCTTGTGAAAAAGAATTTGGCGACAAGGCAATTCCAGTTGCACAAAAAATGATTGCTAGATTACAAGGCGGTAAAGATCGCGAAATGGAAAGAATTAAAGACCTAGCAGGTGTTTAATAATCACAAAGTCACTTTTTTGGCTAACAAAGACTTGACTTTATAAGTATATTAGTGTAGTATATGTAATTATGTGCTACACAGTAAAGGCACAAAGCATCGAAGGCTTATTATATAGGAGGCAAAATTATGGCTACATTGGCTGAAATTCGAGCAAAACTTAAAGAACAGGAAACCCGCACAAGCGGTAATACTGGTGGCGGCGACAACGCAATTTACCCATTTTGGAATATTAAAGAAGGCGAAACTGCAACTCTGCGTTTCCTTCCAGATGGTGACGACTCCAATACATTTTTCTGGCAAGAAAGATTATTAATCAAACTTCCATTTGCAGGAATCAAAGGTGATACTGATTCACGTCCTGTACAAGTGCAAGTTCCTTGTATGGAAATGTATGGTGAAACTTGTCCAGTACTTTCAGAAGTACGTGGATGGTTTAAAGATAAATCTTTAGAAGATATGGGACGTAAATATTGGAAAAAACGTTCTTATGTATTCCAAGGATTTGTTACAGACAATCCTTTAAAAGAGGATACAACTCCAGAAAATCCAGTTAGACGTTTTATTATTGGTCCACAAATTTTCCAAATTATCAAAGGAGCATTAATGGATCCTGATATGAACGAACTTCCAACAGATTATACGCAGGGTGTTGACTTTAGACTAACTAAAGCATCAAAAGGTGGATATGCTGATTATTCAACATCAACATGGGCAAGAAGAGAACGTCCATTAGATGAAACTGAGTACAAGGCAATTGAAACTCATGGCTTATTCAATCTAAAAGATTATTTGCCTAAGAAGCCTAGCGAAGTTGAAGTAGGTGTTATCAAAAAAATGTTTGAAGCATCTGTTGATGGCGAAGCATACGACATGGAGGCTTTTGGTCAATACTTTAGACCAGCAGGCGTAAGTGCAAAAACAGGTGATCCTGTAAAGGCAAGTACTCCAACTCCACAAGCTGAGGCGCCAAAGGCAGAAGAGCCAAAGGCAGAACCAGTAGCACAGGCATCTGCTCCAGCAGAAGCACCAGCGGAACCAAAAGCGGATAATAACAAAGCAGAAGACATTCTCGCAATGATTAGAAACCGCCAAGGAAACTAATAAACAATTATACAAGGGGTTGTTTCGGCAACCCCAAGTATATGGATTAAGGAGTAATAATGGCTAACAAGGCATTTGACGTTTCAAAGTTTCGTAAAAACTTAACTAAATCTATCACAGGTATGAGTGCAGGATTTCATGATCCGACTGATTGGATTAGTACAGGTAACAAAGCACTCAACTATCTTGTATCAGGTGACTTCAATAAAGGTGTTCCGCTAGGTAAAGTAACTGTGTTTGCAGGTGAATCAGGATCAGGTAAGTCTTATTTTTGTGCAGGTAATATTGTAAAAGAAGCACAGAAGCAAGGCATATTTGTTGTTTTGGTTGACTCTGAGAACGCATTAGATGAAACTTGGCTACAAGCACTTGATGTTGATACAGATGAAAAGAAATTATTAAAACTTAATATGTCCATGATTGATGATGTCGCAAAGACAGTATCAACATTTATGAGTGATTACAGAGATATGGCGGAAGAAGATCGTCCAAAAGTATTGTTTGTAATTGATTCATTGGGTATGTTGTTAACTCCAACAGATGTTGACCAGTTTACAAAAGGTGACATGAAAGGTGATATGGGTAGAAAGCCTAAGGCACTAACGGCACTTGTAAGAAACTGTGT